AAATACTATCATATAATCCCTCCTAACAAACAGATTTTAACATATATACGTGTTATTTATAACCATTAAATAACAAGTTTAGTTGACAAAATTATAATAACAATTATATAATGCATTTGTAACAAAAAATAACAAGTTAACTTGTTACTAAAGGAGGTTCTACAAATGGCAAATTTAGCTTATCCTATGTTGTACATCACTAGGAAAGAAAAAGGTGATACTCAAAAAGAAGTTGCTACAAAACTGGGTATTAGTCCACAACGTTACCAGTTAAAAGAAAGTGGCAAAGCAATATTTAATTTAAATGAGTGTCAGATTCTTTCAGAAATGTATGACATGCCAATTGATGAATTGTTTAGTTCTAAAATTAAAGCAAATTCTTAAAGGAGGTGAGGGTTAATGAAACTATATATTTTGATTTCAATACTAGCAATAACAATTGGTTGCTTATATGCATACTCTATTGATTTTATTCATGGGATTGCAATAACTGCACTAATACAAACTTTAACATTACCAATTGTAGATGAATACGAAAACAAAAAGGAGGATTAATAAAATGAATCAAGAACAAATTGATGTATTAGAACACGTAAAATATCAACTTAAAACAAGTATTTATAATCACTTTGAAAGCTATGAGCACACCGAGTTTAAAGACGGTCACGAAGTAGTTTCACAAATTAATCGAGAAAAACATCTCGAATATATTATGAAGTGGTGTTTGCAGGAACTAGAAAATAATTTTAATTATGAAGAGGAGAAATAATAAAATGAGTAATTTAGAACAAAATATTAAACAAATGAAAAATGAAGTGATAGAGGCAGAATTAAACACAAAAATAAATACAGTTATAACAATGATTGGTGAACACATGGATAGTAATGAACGATTTAGATCTCATTTAGATGCACAAGGTAAAGTAATGGAATCATATATGTTAAAAGAATACTATCAGAACTATTATGTATTGATGGCAGTGCTTAACTCGATATTGAAAGATGTAAATTTTATGAATGATGAGATTACTACATTTTATGATAGAGCATTAGACGAATTAGACAAAACAAAAGCGTCTAGTGAGAACTTTGGCGAGGAATCACTAAACGCATAACTTATTAATTTAACAGAGCAAATTAATTAAATACTCTATTTATATTATATCATTTTTGCTCTGCTATTCCTAGAGGTGTAAAAATTGAATGAAATTAAATTAGAATATGATACTCAAGTTTCTGTAATTTGGTATGGAACTTTGGATTCAAGATCGTTTAAACAGTTTTCGCAGCCTAAATGGAGTGAGTTAGTTAATAGATTATCTATACCACAAAATAATACTAATAAATATGCTCGTGGTGTTGCTGTTTATGGTGATATGAAAGACGATACTGACGAAAATGGTAATGAGTATAAAAAATATCGTAAAGACGGAAACGTGATTTATCGTGATGTCCTAGTGCTGGACTACGACGACATTACTAAGTTGAGACTACTACATGATGCAATTACGGAGACTTTAAAAGGTGTTTCCTGGATGTACCACACTACATTTAATCATCGAACAGAAAGTCCTAGAGTACGTTTATATATTGCTTTGAATGAGCATATAAGTGCAGATGAGTACCGTAAATATACAAAAGTATTAGCGAATAAGATAGGTCATCCAGTAGATGAGGGAAGTTTTCAACCTAGTAGAGCGATGGCTTTGCCAGTTTATATAAAAGGTAAATATCCTTTTCTATATAAGTATAATGACGCACCAATTTTAGATACTAAAACTCTCAATCAGTGGTGTGATAAATACAGAGAAAAACATAAAGAATTAACTAAATTTAAATATCCTAAACGACGTGATAACGATTTCTGGAAGTCTATTGCATTTGGAGTCTCTACAGGTAATCGTAATCAAACTTTAACGTCATTGATAGGTGTATTACTCAATAGACGTGTACCAGATCCTTTAGTATATGCATATTGTTATATGTGGAATGAGAATTGTAAACCTCCATTAAGTTCAAGAGAGTTTAACGCCACATTCGAATCAATATACAAAAGAGAACATCAATAAGGAGGTTTAGTATGGGCATATTTCCAGATTATTTGGAAGATAAATCAATATTTGATGAAAAAGAATTTTTTGATGGAAATAGATTTAAGTTTTATGAGTTTGCTTTATTTCTTTATGAAGAATTTCATGGTTGCTATATCGACAATCGCCCTCATGTTTTTACAGGCAAGAAGTACGAACCACTCAATATAGATGTTGTGCGTAAAATGACTATCAAATATATCCCGTCATTACGAGAACAACAAAATAAGGAAGTATACCAGAAGTTAAAAACTCTATGCATGAATAATTATCAAGAACAATGTTCAGCACGTTATATAGGATTAAAAAACGGTATATACGATACTATTGAAGAAAAATTAAACTCGTTTAGTCCTCAATACTATATAACCAATATTATTGATGTTGATTTTAATGAACAAGCGCAAAGTGATTTAATAGAACGATTTATTAAAGATATATCAAATGATGATGAAGAAGTAGAACAACTAATCTACGAAATGATTGGTTATGGTTTATACCGTGATAACTTCTTACAAGTTGCCTTCTTTTACTATAGTCCAGGTGGCAATGGTAAAACAACTTTACTTAAATTATTGCACCATTTCTATAATCCAGAGAACACAACAGCATTATCTTTTAACGATTTAAACGATAAATTTAAACCTGCAAATTTACAAGGAAAGCTAGTAAATATTGCTGATGATATAGATCCTAATCGTATTAAAGATACGGGTAATTTCAAAATCATTGTAACAGGAAACTACATCACACTTGAATTTAAAGGGCAAGACGCTTTTGAGTTTAAGCCATATGTAAAACTCATCTTCGCAAGTAACGAGTTACCAATGAGTAATGATAAGAGTGAAGGTTTTTATAGACGTATGGTAATTATTCCTATGCTGCGTAAGTTCGGCAAAGGTGGGCAGAAAAAAGATCCAATGTTATTGAATAAATTGATAACACCACATAATATGTCAGCCTTACTTAATTTAGCTTTAAAAGGTTTAAAAAGAACATTAGAAAATAACGAGATTATCGAACCGAAAATTGCTAGAAAGACAAAAGAGGAGTATCAATTTGATAATAACCCAGTTCTGCAATTCATAGAAGATGCGACAGACAAGGACTATAGACAATTGCCGGTAGTAGAAGGGCGTAATACTGATAAAGCATACGAAATATATCAAATATGGTGTGCAAATAATGGCTATCATCATCTTAATAAGTTCAATTTTTCTAAGGAATTATCGAAAATTGGTTATAAAACAGTTAGCTACTATTCAAGAGTAGAAGAAAAAAGTAAAAGATTTTACAAAAAAGAAAACACCATAAATATATATGATGTTGATGGTAGTATATTGAAAAAACTCACAGAATAAGTGTGAGTAAATTAATATAAGTGTGAGATTACAAACGTTAATATATCAATACTTTTAAAGGTTTTCTCACATCTCACACTTTATTTTAACTTTAAAACAGATAAATCATTACATTTAAATAAGTATATATTTTTTCAGTCACTCAATTTATCTGTGAGGTGTGAGAAATAAGCTATAACACTTGATATTAAGGCATTTATATCATTACAAGTAAGTGTGAGAAAAACAATATAGTGTGAGGTTTTAAAATGAACAATATAAAAAATAAGATTATTAAATATATAACTGAAAATGCTGGCACATCGTTTGTTGAAATAGAAAAAATATTTGATGAGAATCATTTTGAATATAAAGGAAACGGAGCTTATACCAGTGCAGAGAACAACAACATTATCTTTTGGTATGGGTGGAACGAACAAGCTTTTAATGTAGTTAGCAGCTTAGTTAACGAAGGATTAATAGATATGAAAATATGTGAGCCAGTTATTTATATGGTTGACGGTAAAGAATTAAACTTACCGGTTTTGAAGTCATATGATATAGATACTTACCATTGGTTACCAATAACTTTTAGTGTAAATAAAGAGGTGGCGTATGAATAATTTAAAAGATAAAGTATTAGAATTTATTCGAGAGAATGGAAGCACTTATATATACGAATTAAAACCACTATTTGATGAAGCAGATATACCATTTGAGGGTGATAGATCACTTACATTTGATGGTGATAAGAATAGAGTTTTCTTCTATCACTGCACAACGGAATCAGGTTCAGTTATACAGGAGTTATATCAAGAAAATAAAATATCAATCATTCATAACCCACGATATATTGAGAGGTGTTTATTAGACGGAAAAGTACCACCATTACCATTGGCTATCACCGAAGATGTAGATAAGCCGTCATGGATACCGGTAGTATTACGAATAAAAGATAAAGGAGCAAACTAAATGAATGTAGAGATTATCGCAAATCAATTTGAAACAAGAGCAGCCACGTTATTAAGGTACTACACAGGATTATTAGAGAGCAGTAGAGATAACCACTTCGCTTTTAAAATATATAATGATCCATTTGATATAGTTTATGTGATGATGAACGGAAAGCTATTCGGTCATGTATATATTAAAGATTGCAAAGTGAGAAAGTCATTTGAATTAGCGTCTAGTAAGCACACAGAGGGGCTAATAAGAAGTATTGAGGGATATTATAACGGTTTTGAAATACACGATGATAAGCGCCTATCTATTAGTGATATGATGGCAAGTCAATTATTCGAAAATGAATATTTCATGTATGGACTACAAACATTCTCAGAAAGTAATAACACAGATATGTTCACCTATATTGAGGGTGGATTAAATGTTGAAGAACTTGAGGGTGTGCAGTCTAGTAACGCTGATGTAATAGGTAATATCGAAATATTATATCAATTAGCTACTGGGATTAATGAACCTGCACCAGAATTAGTTGAGGGGTTGAAGTTGGTTACTGCATTTGTACAAGATGAGAACGCTACACAAGACGATTATAAGACGTTAGAGCGTAAGTTAAGTGAGTTGAAAGAATTGTACTATAGTGTGAGTAAGTAGGTTAATAAGGAGTCACATGTAGTGTGTGGCTCCCATATAAAAACTAAAAAAAGCTAAGCGCTTAATTTTCGTGAGGGGTTAAAACGCAAATTAATAAGAACATATGTTCTTTTATCGTAGTGTGTGATAGTATATGAAAAACACTTATAAAAGTTGTTAAATCAATTTTTATTAGTATTGATAAGCATAAAATAAAACGAGTGAAAACAGGAACATAAGTTTGTGTTTTTGGTGTAATTTTGATATAATTAGAGTGTGAGGAAAAATTAAATGTATCATTACCGTTTTAAGAAGTTAGTAAACAGAAAGGGAATACTAAACAAAACGAGGAATAAAACATGATAGATACATTAAATAAAAATCAATCTGTACCAACCGAATATTTAAGAATTTTCGATACTATTAAGAACTCAACAGATAAGTATATAACTAAGTCAAAGATACTTAACTTAATGGGGTACGAGTATAATTCATCTAATGAAAGATGGTTAAGAAATGCTATAAGCAAATTGATTGATGATTATAGTTACCCTATAGGATGTAGCTATAAAAAACATGAACGTGGTTATTACATCATTACTACCGATGAAGAAAAGCAAAAAGCAATGGAAAGTATTAAAAGATTAGCAGACGGTAGTATGAAACGTTATGAGGCTTTAAAACGTATTAAATTATAAGAGGTGTAGCATTTGGGAGTAGGACAAAGATATGCTGTTATTCAACTCAAAACTAAGTACAATGCTGCATTCTTAAAAAATGAGTTTGATAAATGGGAACAACGCATTGAAGATATGTACGCTTTACATTATCCAAGAATGTTTATTGATCCATACACTATGCAGTTGTCCTATGAATCAAATCACATTGAAGATTTGGCATTAAGTATTATTGAAGAACGTGAGAAACTAGAAAAAATTAAGCATAAATCTAATCATGATTTAAAGAAGTTTAACATAATACTATCTAACTATAGTGAAAGTGAACAACGTCAGATAAAAAGGTATCAAAGAGATGACATATTAGCTGATGAGAGCCTTATATTACGCATATGTGAGGACATAAGCAACATAGATAGTAAGGACAAGAATAATAGAAATACTGCTATACAAGAAGAAATTAAAGCTGATAAAGAGCGACGTAGGGCAGAAGGTAAAGCACGAAAAGAAAGAATTAAAGCGCGTATGAAACGAGCAAGACAAGAAAAGCTTTTACAAGCAAATTAAACAGAAAGAGGTATGCATTATGACAACAACTACTTATCAAGGTACATCAAAAGACGTATGGAGTGTATTATTCGATAACAGAAAGTATAAAGATTTATTAGATGAAGTAAATAAATTAATTGAAGATACTAAACGTTTATACAAGCAAGGCTATCGTTTAGAGGCAATAGACGAACAACAAAAGCCCAAAGTTACTGAACTCGAAAATAAATTCAAACAGTTTGCTACGGATAGATTAAATGAAATAGAGCAACGCTGTAATGAGATTGAAAAAGAAAGCCAACAAGATAATGTTAAAGATCCACAAACAGAAATTATTAAACGTCAGAATTTAGAAGCTAGATTATCATTCTATAATGATAGTGAGATTGTAGACTATATCAATAGTAAAGATGTAACGAACACTGATATTTATGAATTAAGCTTGTTGCAACAAAAATATGACAATCAATTAAACGAATCACAACAACGTCAAGTTGCATTTAAACTCGAAGAATTAAAACAAGGTGTTTTATATCCATACACTACAAACGAAGAATACAAAAATTTAATGTTTGAATATAGCGTCATTAACCAAACAGGAATGGCTAAAACTGGTGTAGTTATTACTAAGAATGAACAGTATGGTGGCGTTGAAATTAAACAACTTACTGAACGTTATAAAAATGCGATTAATGAAGTGAAACAAAGTAATAATAGAAGATAATTAAACAATTTGCCTATCCTTAAATGGGTAGGCTCATTCTAGTTATAAGGAGTGATGATATGGACAAATTAACGCCAAAACAAGAGCGTTTTGCGAATGAGTATATTAAGACACTCAATGTTACTCAAAGCGCTATAAAGGCAGGATATAGCCCCAATAGTGCACATGTAACAGGTAGTCGATTACTACGTAAAGATAAAGTAGACGAATACATTAAAAGTAAGAAAGACGAGATTATGGACGATACTATTTTATCAGCCAAAGAGTTACTGTATTTATTAACTCAAGCAGCAATAGGTGACGAGACGGAAACTAAAGAAGCTGTAGTAAAGAAAGGTACTTTTGAACAAAACCCAGACACAGGACGGATGAACCTCGTATATAACGAACACGTGGAAACAGTAGATGTACCTATCAAGCCTAGTGATCGCATGAAAGCTCGTGATTTGCTTGGTCGTTACCATAGCTTATTTACTGAGAAAGTAGACTTAAATGTAGCAACACCAGTATTCATTGATAATATAAGCGAAGATGATGAGAATTAGATAACTTGAGTAAGAAATATCCAAATATTGATTTTCATATTGATGATATAGGAAGATTTGAGGAGTAAAAATATATTAATGTTAGTTATTAAGTTTACTAATGTTAATTTAAAGGATATAATTTATTTAATAGAGAGGGGGGGAGAAGATGAAAACTCAAAAAAACTTTATTATAGTTGAAAATTTACAGAAAAAAAGTGATGTAGGAATGAATATTGACGATAGAGCTATACCTATAACTTTTATGGATTTTCGAAATAGATATAAAATCGATAAAAACAATCTTCTCCCGATTCCAGTAACACAAAGGAATTTTATCAAATTGATATGGAAAATATTTGATGAAGAAATACAAATAGAAAATATAGAAATTGAAAATAATGAAGATTTATCAGAAAAAATCACAAAGAATATAGAACAAAAAAATAAAGTTGAAATTAAACAAAATATTAATGAAATTAAGGATAATAATTTTGAAATAAAAAAAATTGAAGTTAAGATGAAAAACAAAACTTATAAAATAAATAAAAAAGGCGTACTAACAGTGTCTTATGAAGAGAATGATGATAATATAATAGATGTTTTGAATGACGATTTCATTTTTGATGCAATAGGAGTTTAAAATGAAAACAAATTTTGGGTTTGAATTCATTAAAACAATTGCATCCTTAATCTTTACTTTTTTAATTTCTCGTTTTATTCCAGAATACTTAAAATCAAACGAAGAGTTATACACAGGCATAATTTTAATATTAGCATTTGCACTTTATTTTATTGTTAAACTATTATTTGCAATAATTTTTCCGATTAGAATAGATAATATAATTAAAAATAATTCTTCTCCTAATAAACAGGAAACTCATATTGTATACTCACAAACAAAGAAGTTTGAAAAAGAAATAAAAATTCAAATAAAAATAACTTTTAAATATTTAACTAAAGTTATTTTTCCACTTTTAAATTGGTTGATGAAAGATACTAGCGTATTAATAACAATTGAAACCTCTGAAGAGTCTATCTATTTAAGAGGAGATTCATATAAAATAATGCAACCGTATAATGAACACAACGCAAGTATTGATATAACTAATAAACTCGAAAAAATGCTAAGTATAAAAGATGTAAAGGATGATAATTCTAACTTTTATAATATTTACGTTAGAATTAAAAATATAGATCCAGTGTTAATAAATACTAATATAGTTACTAATCTTATTTTTGAAAGCGAAAGTAAATTTAAGAAGAGTTTACTGAAAATATTAACATTGAAAAAACGACAAAAACATACAGAACATAAAATATATATATATGAACAGGAGTATGGGAATGAGTAAAAATATTGAGAGGTATACTATTTGGGAAATAGAAAATGAAAGCATGAATTTAGACATTATTTTAGAATTATTAAAAAAAGATTATAAGCAAGAGATTAAATACTTACAAAAACATGAACTAAGTGATATAGAAAAAACTTTAAATAATAAATGGATAAATCCAGACGCTAAAGACGAAATATTAATTAAAGAATATGATGCAAAACTTAATTTTAAAAATGATGACTTGAAAAATATAAAATATATCTATGCGAAAGGTTTGTTTGAAACACACTTAAGTGAAGAAAAAGCAATTGTTAAGGGTCATGTTTTGCCGAGAGAGTCTAGAGTTTTTAATCATTCCTGTGAGGCATGCTTTTTAGAAGTTAACGCTAAAATATTTGTTGTATTAAAGGTGAATTCGACTGATGAATCTAAAGTTCGAAATAAACTTATGAAATATAAAGAGGGTAATAAAGACTTATGGGGAAAAGTTAAATATAATAAAGTTCCTGGATTTGAAATATCTAGTAAGTTTTTTTACTGGTTGCTTTATAAGAAAGATAAGGTTGAGGAAATTCAATTAGATAATGAAAAAATTAGGGTACTGGATATCTCACAAGTTTTACAAGAAGATAAATATGAAATTTATACTACTCATAGTATGGGTGAAGATATACTGGGGAGTACTAGTGCACTTTCAGCTTTTGGTGAATCTCAAAAAATAAATCAAACAGGTGTTATATTTGTAAATGAAGAAATTCAAATTGCTGGGTTAATAGATAGAAATTCTGTTTTTTATATAGATAATGATAAAAGTAGTATAAACACAAATGAAGATAGTTTTGTTAGTTTAGCTATATATATATATACTTACCTAATACCTCAACTATTTAAAGCGTGGAAAAAAGAAAAAGAAGATTCTACTTGGAATGATGAGTTGTTGAGAGAAATTACAAAAAAATGGGCAATAAACGCTATAATAAACTTATCAAAAATTAATGAGATTACGGTAGAAGAAATAGAAGAAGCTATTAATTCTGAAGAAGAATAGTAAAAAAAACTAGTTAATATATATTTTGTCAACGTCACTCTAACGTGGCATTTTTTATATTCTGTGAAACGTCCTGTATTGCAGTGAGAAATACTATTTCGTAATTATGTTGGTAAAGTGTTAATATAATGGCGTAAAATATGAAGTGAGAATAAGCTGGTCAATTAATTTTCGAGATTGGTCGTAGATTAAAGCATGTGAAAGAAAATGATTTGGCACATGGAGAGTTTGGTAAGTGGTTAGAACGTGTGAATATCACAAGAGATTACTCATCTAAATATATGAGAGTTTATGAAGAATTTAATAATTCAAATGTAGTGTCGACACGACATTTAGGAGTTACAGCTTTAAATGAATTAGCACAAATTCCGGAAATTGAACGCACCAAAGAACATACAACATCAAAAGGCGCTAAACTTGTCAAAACTTGACATTTCATAAAGTTACAAATGGACTTAAAAGTACGCTTGTAAGCAGTACCTTAAAATAGGGAAGTGGTTTGATAAAAGAATAAAGGGTGCCCCAAATTAGGGCTACTTTTTTATATAACCGAGCCAAATGTGGCTTCGTTAAGAGTGTCCTTAAGTGGATGTATTAGCTACTTAGCTTAATATCCTTAAATTTGGGTATATTGGTTTATACTCAGCTCAAAATTGAGCCCTGAATATTATTAGAGGACAATCCAAAATTGGATAGTAGTTTTATACAATAATATACGTCGGAATCTCAAGTTTGAGACGTACTTTAATGAATAAAAATAAAATGTTGAATATACTATTTTGTATCAATGAAATGGATAAGATTATTGATAATTTTAAGGGCATAAAAAGGGTACAGTTTTGAAATAAAGGACAAGAGTATGAAATTATTAACAATATAAGACGTTGAGAAACGTTCTGTGTTGCGATGAGTGAAACGATTAACTCTGGATTTACCCATGTTATTTTTTTACTAAGAGTAACATTATGAGTAATTAATTAATATTGAAGTGATATAAATGAATTTAACAGTTCGGGAGGTGATGATGTTATGTTAAAAGATATAACATATTTAAAGCTATTGGATCTTGAATATAAGATGCTTTGTAGCTAAATTTAATCAACATTATCACAAAGTATCTTATTTATTAATAAGTAAAATAAATATACTTGTGAAAGGTTGAAAACAATGAAAACAATGATTTATCCTCACCAATATAATTATATCAGATCGGTTATTTTAAGATTGAAAAATGTATATAAAACGGTAAATGATAAAGAAACCGTCAAAGTTATTCAATCGGAAACCTATAATGATATTAATGAGATTTTTGGTCATATAGATGACGATATTGAAGAATCTTTAAAAGTATTAATGAACATCAGATTATCAAACAAAGAAATTGAAGCAATACTTAATAAATTTTTAGAATATGTAGTACCTTTTGAACTACCTAGTCCGCAAAAACTTCAGAAAGTATTTAAGAAAGTTAAAAAAATAAAAATACCTCAATTTGAAGAATATGATTTGAAGGTAAGTTCATTTGTAGGATGGAATGAACTTGCATCAAATCGGAAATATATAATATATTACGATGAAAAAAAACAATTAAAAGGACTTTATGGAGAAATTTCTAATCAGGTTGTAAAGGGGTTCTGCACAATTTGTAATAAAGAATCTAATGTTTCATTATTCATGAAAAAGTCAAAAACTAATTCGGATGGTCAATATGTAAAAAAAGGTGACTATATATGTCGAGATAGCATTCATTGTAATAAACAATTAACAGATATTAATCAGTTTTATAATTTTATTGATAAACTAGATTAAGGAATAAACTATGTTTGTGAAAATTGTGATTGTTAAATAATATTGTTTACCGTTAATTATGGATATAAATAGCTTTAAATTCAGAGGGCAAAAAAAGGGCATAATTTTGATGATAAGGGCAAATTAAATAGTTAGCACACGGACAAGTTAAATAATTCGTTTCAAGCGTCACTCATTGAGTGGCGTTTTTTTTATTTTAAGAAATTTTTTAATACATATTGTAATAAATTTTAACTCGGGTTAGCTTATTGTTGGAGGTGCTAAAATGAACTATAAAATCGAAATTTTAGATGATTGTAATGTGATCTATGTTAGAAATAAAGGTAAGTATGGTAGTAATAAGAATTATGAAATGATGAAGAATTTTAAAGAGTGGATTAAAGAAAATTGTTATTGGAGATATGTTGAAACTAACGGAATATTAGGTGTAGCATTAGATGATCCGCAAATTGTCGAAGAAGAATCATGTAGATATGATTTAGTTTTAAAAATAGACGAAGATGTAAAGATAAATGATTTTATAAATTCTCGAAGTTTTACGGGAGGAAAATATGTTGTTTTTGCATTACCACATACAACAAAAGACGTGAAAGACTTCTATTCTAATTTACCAAACATTATAGATAACAATAATTTGAGAGTAAAAAATGAACCTATATTAGAGCGTTATAAGGAAGAAGAGGGAAAAGATAAGTATTGCGAAGTACTAATACCAATTTTATAATTCTGAGAAACGTCCTGTATTGCAGTGGGGAATGAGTATTTATGACCCTAAATATGTTCAGTAAAGATATAACGTCGAGAATTAAGATTTATTGAAACTAAGGAACGGATGATAGTTACACCATATATAACTATGCTATTATTGTGATAAAAAAGAGGTGTATTAATTGCAAAAATCTAAATTAGATTTAAAAACCATTTTAACTATAGTTCTTGTTATAATACTTGCAATAATATCATTTGTTTTTGTTGTAGGTTATATTATTAGTTATGTAGATCCTAAACATAGTATTACTGGTTATTCTATAGCTATAAGTTTTGTTGGAGTATTTGCAACGTTTGGTGGTGCGTATTTAGGTGCGAAGATTGCAGGTGATAATGCTAGAGATTTATATGAACATCAAAAAAATCAAAAGAATTATGAAGAAAAAAGTAAAGTTGAATTGTTAACAAGCATTAAATTAATAGAAGTATTGAACCATTCTAAAATATTTGAAAATGATATTGAACTTCTATATGTTGAGGAAAATGATAAAAGAGATGTTAATGAGATTATAGAAAAAAGTGTTATAAACATTAATGATTTAATAGACGGCTATGCTAAACCTATTATAGAACTTCTAGAAGATAAAGAAATTTATAATGGTACTGTCGGGCTATATAAAAGTTTGCTACAAATGTTTAATGATTGTAATAGAATGAAGCAACATATAAAAGTTATAGATATGTATGATAAAGATTATGGTCATCCAGAAGATAATTATATATTGAAAGAAAATGAAAGAAAGATAATACAAGAATTATATAGTGAATATGTTTCTCATGTAAGAAAAGATATTCTGTCCACATTTATCGAATATAAATTTATTAAAATTATACTAGATCAGTGTGTTCAAAATGTATTGAAAAATATTAATAATGAAAATAAATTATATGAAGATGTGAAATTTTATAAATTTCTTAGTCTACCATATTCTATAAAGCCAAAGTGAGACTTAAAAAAACTTGATAAAAAAGTGTTGCCCCAAATTATACTGTTTTTCTCAATTTATACATTTCAAGCACAATCACTAATGCAATCAAAACATTGTCATATCAATACTTATAGCGTATTTGAAATATTTTAATTATAGTTATAATGAACTCCCGCCGTCTCCATTATATAGCCTGCAACCCAAGTGGTTGTGGGCTTTTGGATTTTAGGTGCACAATGAAAAAGACACCTTATGAAGGGGTGTCTTTTTTTTCTACTAACTCTTTCGATTCGTCAAATAAAGACTTAAATTTATTTTTTGAATCTTCATCTTTAGAATTTTGATAATATTTGTGTAGCTTCAAAAACTCTTTTAATGTGAAAATACATAACTCTTCTTCTTTGTTAGGATCATCAAATTTTAAATTTTTATTTTGATTTTTCTCCCAGTGGTCTGCTAACATATATCTACAAAATAGTCTTATACTGTTTTGATCTTTTATATCTAAATCTATTGAGTTAGATACTGCTTGCTTCTTTTCTATTAGATTAATACAGTATTTAATAATTATTATATTCATATTGTCAAAGAAATAACTAAAGCCTTCTTTTTTGCTTTTCTCTTTATCGATATAGTTCCCATTGTTTTTAAAATTAAATCTTAGTGCAGTTCTGAATTGATATACATCATCTAATGTGACGGTAGAGTTCCCACCTATTATAAATAACGTTTTTCTCCATTCTGACTTCGAATCTAACTCGTTTAATAATCTTTTTTTATGACGATTATCAGTGTATTTATATACAAAAAATCCCAACGATAAAGTGGCAAGTGGTTGTAGCAGATTCTTAAGCCACTCTGAGAACATATTTTTTGGCGCAAAGGTATTGTAATTCTCAATAATTGTTTGACCTAACTCATTCATTTATAAGACTCCTTACAAGTATTTAACTATTTCTTTCTGCGTACTAGGGTACAAATGACCGTATCGGTTATATACTTCATTACTATCAGCATGACCTAAACGCTGTGCTAT